GACACTATCTCCAAGCAGTTCAAGAACGGCATGATGGGCACCGGCGTGCTGGGCTTTGATGAGGTCAACATGTCTCAGTCAATCAAGCAGCACTCCACTGGCACCCGCGCCGCTACCGGCACTGTCACTGCTGCCGCCGTGACCGCTGAAGGTTCTGCGACGCTGACGCTGACTGTTGGTACTGGTGAAACCATCGCCGTCGGTGACGTGTTCACGATTGCTGACTGCTTTGCTGTGAACCCACAGACCCGTGAGTCCACCGGCTCGCTGTTCCAGTTCGTGGCTTTGGCATCAACGACTGCCACCACCACCGCTACCGTGACTGTCGCTCCGATGTATTCGGCCAGCCATGCTTTGGCTACCATGCTAACTTTGCCTGGTAACGCTAAGGCCGTGGTGTTTGTGGGCGCTGCTTCAACCCAGTACCCCCAGAACTTGGTCTACCACAAGGACGCCATCACGTTCGCTACCGCTGACTTGTTGCTGCCCCAGGGCGTCGACATGGCCGCTCGTGCCGTCCACAATGGCATCAGCTTGCGTGTGGTTCGCCAGTACGATATCAACAACGACCGTATGCCTTGCCGTATCGACGTGTTGTATGGCTTTTCCACCATTCGTCCTCAGATGGCCTGCCGCATTTGGGGTTGATCTGAAACGGGGCTTCGGCCCCTTTCTTCGTAACTTTTTTAAAGGAAATTATCATGGCTTTACCTAATGGCGCAGGTGGTTATCAAGTCGGTGCTGGCAACCGTCAAGAAACCCTTATGAGTGCAATGGCTGCACCGCAAACCGCAACCGCAACCGCAACTTTGACTGCTGCTCAAGTGGTCAATCAAATGTTGGTTGCAAACCCGTCGGCTACGGCTGCTGTCTACACGCTACCTACGGCTGCGTTGATTGACGCTGCTGTTCCCAACGCTACTGTTGGCAGCACATTTGACCTAAGCATTGTCAACATTGGCACTTCTTCGGGCACTGTGACGTTGGCAACCGCTACCGGCATCACCGACGGCGGCAACGCTTTTGTGGCCGTGGCAATCACGTCTAGCGCAGTGTTCCGGTTCCGTAAAACCGGCGACGCTGCGTACACTGTGTACAAAATGGCTTAAACCTAATGGGGGCGTTTGCCCCCATTTTTCCCTTTTGGAACTGATAAAGGAATTTAATCATGGCAAATAACAAACCCATTGGCGTTGCATACGCCGATCCCCAACTGGATTCGTTTCAAGTTGGCGCAGCTAACGATCCAATTGCGATCACTTCTGCTGGTGTCCTGAACGGCGCGTATGCCACCACTTCGGCAACGTCGGGCGACACTCGCCTAAACTTTAACCGGCTGACCTTTACTTCGACTGGCTCTGGTGAAACTGCCCGTTTCTTGACCCGTGTAACTGGCGCAAACGCTGCCACTGCAGGCACTATCAACGGCGCCCACGTCAGCACGTCGGTCAACACTGGCGGCACCATCAGCGGCGCGGCAAACGCCATTCGTGCAACTATTGGTGGCACGTCTACCAACCCCGGCGGCACCTTGGCGGCCTTGCAACTGGACTCTGACTTTGCCTCTGGCGGCACATGGAGCAATGCGTCTTTTCTGCGTGTGACCAACTCGGGCACAGGCGAAGTGGGCAACTTTGCTCTGATGCCTGCGGTCAGTGCAACCGGCGTCTTTCGTGCAGCGGTTGGCTCTCCTGAGGTTACCCATACCATTCCCGTGGTTAGCGGCGGTACGACTTACTACATTATGGTCAGCACGGTTGCCTGATGGTAATCACCAAAGAATTTCTCATTGGGGAAATTCAATCGCTTGAGCAAGAGATTGGGAAGGCGCAAACCTTTCTAACTCAAGCTCAGGCGGTTTTGAACGCCTATCAAATGCTTGCGCGTAGATTGGATGAGCCAGAACCAACACCCACGGAAGAATAATGTCTATCATTTACATGTCTCACCCCGTCCACGGCGCAAAGATTGCGTCGATGGAACTTGAAGCCGAGAACGATGAAAGAAATGGCTGGACACGCTATACTCTTGACACGCCTGTTGTTGAAGAGGCGGCTCCACAGGAAGTAAAACGTAGACGTGGCCGCCCGACTGTTGAGGCGGTCGAACAAGGAGCGTAAACATGGCCACCTATACCACTGCCGAACAAATCAACAGGTCGTTACGATTGCTCGGTGTGTTGGCCGAAGGCGAAACGCCAGCCGCGTCAGTGTCGCAAGACGCATTGATAGCGCTCAACCAAATGATCGACTCTTGGAATACTGAACGCCTGTCTGTTTTTTGTACCCAAGATCAAGTGTTTACGTGGCCTGCTGGGTTTATCAACCGCACCCTTGGCCCCACAGGTGACTTTGTCGGCCTGCGCCCCGTCCTGATGGACGACGCTACCTACTACCGCGATCCCGGCACAAACGTATCGTTTGGCATCAAATTCATCAACCAACAGCAATACAACGGCATCGCGGTCAAAACCGTGACATCAACATACCCGCAGGTAATGTTTGTAAACATGACGTTTCCAAACGTTGATATGACGATCTACCCCAAGCCTACACGCGATCTTGAGTGGCACTTTGTCAGCGTGCAGGAGCTGAACCAAGCCGCCAATTTGGCCACGGTCATGTATTACCCGCCCGGGTATCTACGGGCTTTCACGTACAACTTGGCCATGGAGTTTGCGCCTGAGTTTGGCGTCGAGCCCAGCCCCCAGGTGCAGCGCATTGCGATGACGAGCAAGCGCAACTTGAAGCGCATCAACAACCCCGATGACATCATGTCGATGCCTTACGCCATCGTGGCCACTCGCCAGCGCTTCAACATCTACGCCGGTAATTATTAAGTATTAAATGAAAACTCCAATTTTGGGCAGCGCATACGTAGCCCGCAGCGTCAATGCTGCGGACAACCGCATGGTCAATCTGTTCCCAGAAGTCATACCCGAAGGCGGTAAAGAAGCGGCTTTTTTGCAGCGCTGCCCAGGCTTGAGTTTGCTGACCACCATTGGCACCGGGCCCATTCGCGGGCTATGGACGTTTGGTGGGTATGGGTACGTGGTCAGCGGCAGCAAGCTGTACAAGATGGCCCCCAACTACACGACAACGCTGCTGGGCACCATTGCAAACACTGGCCCGGTCAGCATAGCTGACAACGGCATCCAGATGTTTGTTGCGGCCAATGGGCCGGGCTACATCTACAACGCCAGCACAGACGTGTTTGCGCAGATCACAGACCCCGACTATCCTGGGGCGTTGACCGTTGGGTTCATTGATGGTTACTTCACCTTCATTGAGCCCAACAGCCAAAAGCTGTGGATCACCAGCCTGTATGACGGTCAGTCTGTTGACCCGCTGGACTTTGCCAGCGCTGAAGGCGCGCCAGACAACTTGATAAGCATGATTGTGGACCACCGTGAGGTGTGGCTGTTTGGAACCAACTCGGTTGAAGTTTGGTACGACTCAGGCGACGCTGGGTTCCCTTTGCAACGCATCCAAGGCGCTTTTAACGAAATTGGATGCGCAGCTACCTACTCGGTGGCCAAGCTCGACAACGGCCTGTTTTGGCTGGGCGCAGACGCTCGCGGCCAAGGCATTGTCTACCGGGCCAATGGTTACACGGGCACTCGCGTCAGCACCCACGCCATTGAATACGCTATTGCCCAGTACAGCACCATCAGCGACGCTCTTGCGTACACGTACCAACAAGAAGGCCACGGCTTTTACGTGCTGGTCTTTCCCACCGCCAACGCCACTTGGGTGTACGACGTGTCCACCCAAGCCTGGCATGAGCGCGCGGGCTGGGACAACGGCAATTTCATTCGGCATCGCGGCAACTGCCAGATGGCGTACAACAGCCAGATCATCATTGGCGACTATGAAAATGGCAACATCTACGCCTTTGACTTAGACGTCTATGCCGACAACGGCGAAACGCAAAAGTGGTTGCGGTCGTGGAGAGCGCTGCCAACTGGCACAAACAACCTTAAACGCACCGCGCACCACAGCTTGCAACTCGACTGTGAATCAGGCGTTGGTTTAGCTGGCACAGGTCTTCCGATAGAAACCACAATCTATTTGTTGGCTGAGAACGATGACTATCTGATCACTGAAGCCGGCGATTATTTGATTGCTGACTTTATCCCCAATATCGCAACCGATCCTGAAGTTATGTTGCGTTGGTCTGATGACGGCGGTCACACTTGGTCCAATGAGCATTGGTCGTCCATGGGCCGTGTTGGTGAATACCAGCGCCGCGTGTTTTGGCGTCGTCTGGGCATGACACTCAAGCTGCGGGATCGGGTTTACGAAATTTCAGGTACAGAGCCCGTAAAAATTGCAATCATGGGCGCTGAGTTGATTTTGAGCCCGACCAATGCCTGACGATGGCAACCGCAATCCCTAACACTAGCCAGATACCTGCGCCTCGGGTTCCGATTACCGTCGGGGACACCGGCATGGTGTCATCGCAATGGTTTCGCTGGTTCAACAACTTATACGCCCTAACCGGCTCTGGCGGCGGCATTACGCCCGTCACCAACGGCGGGACGGGCACCGGCAACATCCCAACCAACGGCCAACTGCTGATTGGTAACGGCACTGACTATTCGCTTAGCGTGATAACCGCAGGCGCAAACATAACCGTCACCAACACGGCGGGGCATATCACAATTGCCAGCGCTGGCGCGTTGTCTAGTTTTTCAGCCGGCACAACTGGCCTTACCCCCTCCACGCCAACCACGGGCGCCATAACTTTGGCAGGGACGCTGATTGCGGCCAATGGCGGCACAGGGTTTGCCAGCTATGCGGTGGGCGACTTGCTGTACGCCAACACCACAACCACTTTGGCCAAGCTGGCCGACGTGGCCACCGGCAACGCTTTGATCTCTGGCGGCGTGTCAACCGCGCCGTCGTGGGGCAAGATTGGCTTGACCACGCATGTCAGTGGCACGCTACCCATCGCAAATGGTGGCACCAACGCCACCGCTACGCCCGCCGCTGGTGCCGTGCCCTACGGCACAGGCACGGCCTACGATTTCACGGCTGTGGGCACATCTGGCCCAGTTTTGACCAGCGCAGGCGCAGGCACTCCGACTTGGACTACGCCGACAAAGGGCACGGTAACCGCAGTGACGGGCACCGCCCCAGTGGTGTCGTCGGGCGGCGCAACCCCGGCCATCAGTATGGCTGCGGCCAGCGCCAGCGCTGACGGGTACCTTACATCAACCGATTGGACAACATTCAACAACAAAGGCTCTGGCACGGTAACCAGCGTTTCTGTGGTGTCGGCCAATGGCTTGGCGGGGACTTCTAGCGGTGGGGCAACGCCTGCGCTGACCCTATCGACCACGATCACCGGCTTGCTCAAGGGTAACGGCACGGCCATCAGTGCTGCGACCAGCGGTACAGACTACGCCCCAGCGACCAGCGGAACGTCTATCCTGTACGGCAACGGCGCTGGCGGGTTCAGCAACGTGACCGTTGGCACGGGCCTGACCTTTTTAGCCGGTACGCTGTCAGCCTCCACGTCTGCGCCCATCACCAAGACCGCTGACTTTACAGTCGGCGCAGGCGAGACTTGGTTCATCAACAACAAGTCGGGATCGACCTGTACGGTGACCTTGCCAACGCCCTCGACCAATACCGGGCGGCAGTTGAATTTTAAAAATTATCAGGCGCAGACGTTGGTGTCGGCGTCGAGCAATGTGGTGGGTTTGGCAGGCGGCGCAGCCGCTACGGCCATCCTCGCCGCGTCTACTGGAGATTGGGCCGCACTTGTGTCAGACGGCACCAATTGGATTATCATGCAGGCTGCGGCTAACAACTGCCTGTTACTTGAGTAAAGGAACGACTTAATGGACATCAAACCATTTTATTCTGGTAGAGCATACTACGACATCACCGCAGACAATGGTGACAAGTATGTATTTGTTCCTCAAGAGTTTGTACAAAAAGGCTTTATACAAGAAGGGCAACAGCACTATAACCCTGGATTTTTAACTCCTGACGTATTAAGTACGGCATCTGCCTTTACTCTGCCAAACGACTCCGCTTTAACAGGCGCGGCAAAATCAATTTACACAGACCCGACAAAAGGCTTTGTTTGGAAAGCAGACGACTTTAAAAAATTTAACCCCAATGATTTTTCAATTACATCTTATCAGCCGACTGATAAGTATGGGACAATTAAAGGGCTAACCATAAAAGATGGCGCCGCATATTACGCGCAAGAACCGACCCCCGGCTCTAATTACACACTGCTAGATAAAGATGGCGTGAGTAACGCCACAACTATTACGGTTACCCGTAGTGGCGGTGGTGGTGGTGGTGGTTTACTGGCAGGTCTTGGCCGTGAGCTCATAAAAGCTGGCCCAATTCTTCCGATTGCATTAGATTTTGCGCTCCCCGGTCTTGGTACTGCGGTTGCTGGCGGTATTGCTGCGGGTTCACTTGCGGCTGGCGATGAACAAAACGCTCTTCGCTACGGCGCTCAATATGCTGCGGGGACACTTGGCGCGGGCGGGGCGACAGAAGGCTCAGGCGCGCTCGCATCGCAAACAGCAGCAGAAGCATCTTCTGCTGTTCCCCTTGCTGGTGCGGGGGCCGCTGGTAGTGCTGGTGCTGGCGCGCTTGCATCGCAAATGGCCGCAGAGGCTTCTTCTGGGCTTGCTGGCACAAACGCTCTTGCTGCTGGCAACGCTGGCGCGGGGGCTCTTGCGTCGCAACTGGCGGCAGAAGGTTCATCTGCCGTTCCTCTTGCTGGCGCTGGAGCCGCTGCTGGTACAGGCGCTCTCGCGTCGCAAATGGCCGCAGAGGGTTCTTCGGCCATTCCTCTTGCTGGCGCAGGCGCTGCCCTTCCCGCTGCTGCTGCTGCGGCTGGCACTGCCAGTTGGATGACGCCTGCCGCCATAGTCGGCAGTTCTTTGATTGGCGCTAACGCGGCCCAGCAAGCGGCCAAAGCGCAAGCAGACGCTGCGGCTCAGGCCAATCAGTTGCTCGCCCAACAGTATGCAACGCAACGCGCTGACTTAGCTCCATTCACAGCCGCAGGCGTAGGTGCTCAAAACAAATTGCTGACCTACCTTGGCTTGCCTGGCGGCACAGCAGGCGCAGATTATGGCAAGTACACCAAAGACTTTACCGGCGCTGACTTCTTGGCCGGTCAAGACCCCGGCTACGCTTTCAGATTGTCCGAAGGCCAAAAGGCGTTGGAGCGATCCGCAGCGGCTCGCGGCGGTTTGCTGTCTGGCGGCACGGGCAAAGCGCTGGCAAGCTACGGCCAGCAGATGGGCAGTCAGGAATACCAAAACGCCTACAACCGCTACCAGACCAACCGTGCCAACCAGTTGGCTCCCTTGTTCACTTTGACGGGTTCTGGCCAAGCCAGCGCGGCAGGCCAAGCGGCTGCGGCGGGCAACTACGGCACAGGCGCGGCTAATAACCTCACGTCAGCAGGCGCTGCCCGGGCGGCAGGGGATGTTGGTACGGCTAACGCTTTGACAAGCGGTTTGGGAAGCTATCTGAACTATTCTGGCCAGCAAGATTTGTTAGCTGCGTATAACGAGCGGACTCGCCAATCCGCTTACAGATAAGGAACAAACATGGCACTCAACCCTTCCATCGCACTGGGCGTTCGGCCTCTTGAAGTGCCCAACCAACTGGCGCAGTACAGCCAGATGGCGCAGCTTGAAAGCGCGCAGAATCAAAACCAAGTCTCGCAGATGCAGCTTGCCCAGATGCGCCGCGATGATGAAACGCTCAAGCAAATTCAAGCCACAGCCATGCAGAATGGTGGGCCATCGGATTTGGGCCAAATCGCCGACGCATACCTCAAGTCGGGTAACCCCAAGTTTGTTGAGTTTGGTGTTGGCCTGCGTCAGAAGTTGGACGAGCGCGCGCAATTCGCAAATATTATGAAGATGGGCCAGCCTGCTGCGGCCCCGGCTCCCGCGCCTGCTGCGGCCCCCGCACCCATGCAAGCCGGCGCGCTGGGTTCGGGTACGTTTGGCATGGCCCCTGAGCCTGTCAACCGACTTGCACCTGCGCCTGCTGCGCCGGCTCCAGTTGCAAATGCTTTGGCTGCGCCAGACGTAAGCGACTTGCGCCGTAAACGCGACGCTCTTTTGTCCATGGGAACACCCCAAGCCATTGCTGCCGCCCGCGCCATGGATGCGGATATTGCGTTGGCGTCCAGAGAACCCACGTAGCAAAATGTTTCTGGCGTAGGTTTGGTTGACCCTCGCAACGCCCGAGTTGTGGTGCCGTCGGTTGAACCAACTGACCCCGAGATTAAGCGCTACGAATACGCTAAAGCCCAAGGTTATAGAGGTTCGTTGTTTGACTTCAAACGCGAGATGGCAAATGCTGGGCGCACGCCAGCACAGCCAGTGCAACCATCAGCGCCAGTTGCGGTGGTTGATGAAAGCGGGAAAGTCAAGTACGTCACACGTGAACAAGCCATGGGCATGACGCCTGCAACCGCCATAGAAGGTTTGTCACCCAAAGAAATTCAAAAGCGCGAAGCGGTGCTGCCCCAAGCGCGGCAAGCGGTTAAAACTGTTGGCAATACCATGTCTGTTATTGGCGAAACTGTTGATCGCTTGCTTGCCAACCCCGACGGGCTTAACGGCATAACTGGCACAATATATGGCCGCACACCAGCGTTTACTGACGCGGCAAACACAGCCAACGCCGACTTGGAGCAGTTGAGAAACTTGGCGTTTGTGCAAGGTCTTACCGAACTTCGCGCGGCATCTAAAACTGGCGCTGGCGTGGGCAACGTGTCCAACCGCGAAGGCGAAAGATTTGAGAACTTGAAAGCGTCTTTGGATAGAAGACAATCCAAAACTGACTTAGAAAACGCATTGCGCAGGCTAAAAGATCAAGCCAGCTTTACAACGCAGACCATGCAAGAAGCGTTTGACGAAACGTATAAGTACAAGCAAACTGCGCCTGCGCCTGCCGCAACGCAGGGGACAGGCGGGTTTAAATACCTTGGTAAAGAAAGCACCAAATAATGGCAACCAAATACCGTGTTCAAGGCCCAGACGGCGCGGTTCACGTCTTTGAAGGCCCAGATGACGCAACCCCCGGCCAAGTAGAGGCGTTTGCGGCGCAGACTTTTGGTGGCCGTGCTGCCGCCAATGACAGCGGTATTCCCGCGCCGCGCAAAACGGGCACCGCTGCCGATTT